CTGGTGTTACAACTGACTCAAGCAGTGGAAATAGTTCATTCACCGTTAAAGTTGTTTCCAGAGTATCCACTACTGGAACTGTAACAAATGTCCCATACAAGGAAGGGAGTGACTTTGAATTTAAAACTACCAGAAATGTAAACTTTGTTCAACAAAACACAGGTATTGTTACAACTTCAGGAGTAACTCTTACTTCTGCCGAAGATTGGTATGGCACACAAACTTTAGGATTAACAAATAGTACAATTTATTGGAAATCAATTGCCGATAAACCAGCAACTAATCAGTATGTTTCTGATCGTACAGGCAAAGGAGATGCTTTACACGTAGTCATTGTTGACGATAATGGAGATATCACTGGAGTTAAAGGAAATATCCTCGAAAGACATACAAATATCTCTAAAGCAAAAGACGCAGTTTCTTCTGCGAATGCTCCTCAAAACATTTATTATAAAGATTACTTAGCAACATTATCTGCATATTTGTTTGCTGGATATAGCCCCTCAAACGCAAATGATACTGTTCAAGGTACTTATCCTATAGCAGTTGGGTTTGAAGTTAATGATGATACATATGGATCTTTTGAAATTTCTGACGGAATTTGGGGACAAAACGCACAAGGAATTACTTTTAGTGCAATCGGAAATAAAACATATACTTTAGGTGGTGGTTTAGATTATTCTTCAGCATCTGCAGCAGATGGTAATGGATTTAAGGCAGCACTTTCTGATTTAATTACTTCATATGACTTGTTTAGAAATAAAGAAGACATTGATGTTGATATTTTAATTAATGGACCAGGTTTAGCAACAAAAGAAGATTCACAAGCAAAAGCAAACTATTTAATTGATATTGCCGAAGCAAGACAAGATTGTTTAGCAGTCATTTCACCTTACAGATCTGCAATTATTGGAGCAAATCTTAATAACACTTCTTCAGCATCTCAAACTACAAACATTGTTCAATTCTTTGATGCAATCCAATCATCTTCTTATGCAGTGTTTGATTCTGGATACAAATACATGTATGATAGATTTAATAATGTTTTTCGTTATATTCCTTGCAATGCTGATGTTGCTGGAATTATGGCAAGAACTGACTTAAATCAGTTTCCATGGTTCTCACCAGCAGGAACTCAAAGGGGTGTATTTAATAATGCAACTAAACTTGCGTATAGTCCAAATAAAGCTCAGAGAGATGCTCTTTACATTGCAAGAGTAAATCCAGTTGTTCTTCAACCAGGTGTTGGTGTTCTATTATTTGGTGATAAAACTGCTCTTGGTTATCAATCAGCATTCGATAGAATTAATGTTAGAAGATTATTCCTGACTCTCGAAAAATCTCTTGAAAATGCTGCTAAAGCGCAACTCTTTGAATTCAATGATGAAGTAACACGAGCAAATTTTGTTAACATTGTTGAGCCATTTCTACGTGACGTTCAAGCAAAAAGAGGTCTATATGATTTCTTAGTTATTTGTGATACTACAAATAACACACCAGATGTTATTGATAATAATGAATTCAGGGCCGATATTTATATCAAACCTGCAAAATCTATCAACTTTGTAAGTCTGACCTTCGTTGCAACCCGCACGGGTGTGAGCTTTAGTGAAGTAGCTGGTAGAGTTTAATTTATTAAACAATTTATAACGGAGGTCAAAAACAATGGCAATTCCCATTAGAAAAATTACAGATTTCAAAGGTCAACTTACAGGTGGTGGATCAAGACCCAACCTATTTGAAGTTGAAATGGCATTCCCAGCTGATGTTGGTGTTGATCCAGCAACTTTAACAAAGGGAAGATTTCTGTGTAAATCGGCACAACTTCCCGCTTCAAATGTATCATCTATTGATATCCCATTCAGAGGTCGCATTTTAAAAGTTGCCGGAGACAGAACATTTGATCCATGGACAATTACAATTATCAATGACACTGACTTCAAACTTCGTCATGCTTTTGAAAAGTGGATGAATACTCTGAGTAAATTAGATAATAATACTGGATATACTGATCCGGCATCATATCAAACTGATATGATTGTTTATCAACTTGGAAGAGATGGTGCGGGAACAGGAAAAAGTGCTGCTACCGGAAATGTTTCAATCTTAAGAAGTGCAAAACTTTTTGGAACTTTTCCAACAGCTGTCAGTGCTCTTGATCTTTCTTATGAGTCAGCTGACACAATTTCTGAGTTTACTGTAGATCTACAAGTTCAATACTTTGAACTCAATGATGGTCCAGGCGCACTTCAGTGATTAGATAAATACTGAAAAATGAATTAAAACTACAACATGGCAAATCTTTTTGGATTTTCTATTGAAGATGAAAATAGTCTATCAAAGTCTGCTGTATCTCCAGTTGTTCCAAACGATGAGGATGCTTCAGACTTTACTGTAAGTAGTGGTTTCTACGGACAGTATATAGATATTGAAGGAATTTATAGAACAGAATATGATTTAATTACAAAATATCGTCAGATGGCACTTCATCCAGAAGTTGATAGTGCTATCGAAGATATTGTTAATGAAGCTATTGTCTCAGATACAAATGACAGTCCCGTGGAAATCGAACTTTCAAATTTAAATGCAAGTGATGGTATTAAAAATAGAATTCGTCAAGAGTTTAAACATATTCTCAGTCTTTTAGATTTTGATAAAAAAGCAAACGAAATTTATAGAAATTGGTATATAGATGGTCGTCTTTATTATCATAAAGTTATTGATCTAAAAAATCCACAGGATGGAATTCAAGATTTAAGGTACATTGACGCAATGAAAATGCGTTATGTTCGTCAATTAAAAAAACAAGATAATAAATTAAATCCAAATCCACAGTTTTCGAAAAATGTAGATCCAATGGACTACAGATTTCCAGAGTTAGAAGAATATTTTGTTTTTAATCCAAAGAGCGCATTCCCAACAGGAACAATTAATGTAATGGGAACCAATCAAGGAGTTAAATTTACAAAAGATTCCATTGCATATTGCACATCTGGATTGGTAGATAGAAATAAGGGATCAACACTTTCATACTTGCATAAAGCGATTAAATCACTCAACCAATTAAGAATGATTGAGGATAGTCTTGTTATTTACAGATTATCTCGTGCTCCAGAAAGAAGAATATTCTACATCGATGTTGGTAATCTTCCTAAGATTAAAGCAGAACAATATCTTAGAGATGTGATGCAAAGATATCGCAATAAATTAGTCTATGATGCAAACACTGGTGAAATTCGTGACGATAAAAAATATATGTCATTGCTTGAAGACTTTTGGCTGCCTCGTCGTGAAGGTGGCAGAGGAACTGAGATTACTACTCTTCCTGGTGGACAAAATCTCGGAGAACTTGCTGACATTGAATACTTTAAGAAAAAACTTTATCGTTCTTTAAATGTTCCACCATCAAGAATGGATGGAGAAGGTGGTTTTAATCTTGGTCGATCTTCAGAAATTCTAAGGGATGAATTAAAATTTACAAAATTTGTTGGAAGATTAAGAAAGAGATTTTCAAATATGTTTCATAATATGTTAAGAACTCAACTTATTCTCAAGAATGTCGTAACTCCAGAAGATTGGGAAATCATGAGTGAACACATTCAGTATGATTTCCTATACGACAATCATTTCTCAGAGTTGAAAGATGCTGAATTATTAAATGAGAGGTTGTCGATGGTTGGAACTGCAGAACCATATGTTGGAAGATATTTTTCACAAGATTATGTGAGGCGTAAAATTCTTCGTCAAACTGATATGGAAATCTTAGAGCAAGATGCCTTAATTAAAAAAGAAATTGAACAGGGCATTATTCCAGATCCAAATGCACCTATTGAAGAAATTCCCGATCAAGGACAAAGTGCAGCATCTATGGACTTAGGAAGACCAGTAATGGAACCAGATTTAGAAACACAAGGAAAAGCAACTGAAGCTCCAAATATGCCCAAGGGTGGTCAAATATAAATATATTGAAGTTATGTTTAAATTTTATGGATGACCTTTTAGATATGATTATTTCTGACGAATCACCATCTCAAGTTAGTGATAAAATCAAAGAATTACTTTTTGCAAAGTCAGCAGAAAAAATTGATGCTTTTAGACCAGAAGTTGCCAACACAATGTTTGGTGACGATGGGGGAGAAGAAGAGGAAGAAGAGCAAACGGAAGAATAATGAATAATGTTAGATCTCTTGGACTTTTTTCAGTGGAGAGAGATTTATTAATTAATAAATAACTAAAAGTGTATCTAAAAAAATAATGGCGCATAGACCAGTTGGGGCTGGGTCCTCAATCGCAATTAATGCAACTTCTGCTCAATCATCTGCTTTCTCAGTTCAATCAAATGTTCTGAGAGTTGTTCCTGTAGGTGCTGGTGCTCACATTGCAATTGGAACCAATCCAACTGCAGCAACCACTGATTACTATGTTCCAAACGGACAATCAGCAACTCTTGCTTTAACAAAGGCATCAAACAGAGTTGTTGGAATTACAACAGGAACTACAACCATCATTACTTTCGCAGAAGGAACTCAATGTCCTTTTGGAGTTGGTGATTATGTAACTTTATCAGGAGCACAAACTTATTATAATGCTTTAATCACTCACCAACCAGTTGTTTCTGTAGATACTTCTTCTGGTGTTGATGGATATCATCAAACCAGATGTTCAATTGGAACAAATACAAGTGGTATTGCAACTGCTTTCTCTGGAACAGATGCGAGTTTAAAGAATTCACTTAAGGTTGCGGCAAGAACAGATACTGGAAATGCTGTTTTACATTTACAACAAGTACAAATCTCAGGGCAGGCATGATGAAACTTATTAGAGAAGAAATCGAAAAGGTAGAGGTTATCACTGAAAGTGTCGGTGGTAAAAAATCACTTTTTATCAAAGGAATCTTCCTTCAAAGTGAGTGCGTAAACAGAAATG